GATTGCGCCCACGCCTAATGGATACCTTGCTAACAAGGTTTGTAACCTCTAATGGCAACGTGCCTGAGCCAAGGGTATTTGTGCCTAATATGCCTTCAGTTGCGCTGCCTAAAATTAAAGGATTGATCTCAAAAGCTGTATCGCTATCAAAGTCAACAAAGACACGCAATTGTGGTGCTGGCATTAAATCGCCCTACTTTGTAGCAATAATCCTTTGCCTGTCTTTTGATATGTATATTGGATGTCGGTTATGACTTCAGCCAAATCTTCAGCAGTTGTTACGTTTCCTTCAACAATAACTGTTATGTTTGTATCGCCACTAGATTCAAGCAACATAGAGTCAGCCAACAATAATTCTGCATCTGCTAAAGCAGCATTAGCCAAGGCATTTTGTTCAACGGCATGAATCGCTGTTGGATCACCTGCCAAGAATAAATCAACAATATCTGCTGGTAATCCTAAAGAACTAGCTGCTGTGGCTGTTGCTGCTTGGCTGGCAACCTGCCCATTGATGTAAACATTGTTAGCGTTAACATCCATGCGCTCTAGTTTGGTAACTGTCATTTTTTCTTGGTCAAGCTTCAAACCCTTCTCAGCAAAAAGGGTTTCAATAGGAATCTTAATGTTTAGGGTCTTTAGTAATTCTTTAATCCGTGTAATTGTGCCAGGCCAATCAGCAAACGGATCGCCAACCATTTCATCAAGACTATCAAGCAACGTTGCCAATTCGGCAGCAGCAGCTTCAGCCTTGATTAATTGACCTTCAAGAATAATGGCTCGCTTAACATCCTCATCAAGAATGGCCTGCATTAACTCTAGTCTTAAACGTTCAACATCATTGATTTGACCGCCGAGAGCAGCAGCAATTTGTATGCGATCCATTTCAAATCGTTTATTTAATTCGGCAAGTATGCCTTCTTCTTGTTTCTGTTTTTTGGCAGCAGCCGCCATGGCTTTCTGTTGCTTAGTCTGTTGCTTTAACAATGCCAAGATTTCTTTTTGGCGTTTAAGCGCTGCTTCTTCAGCTCGCCTTGCTTCATCTATTTGCGCTTTTTGTGTGTCTTGACTAGATTTAGTAACAGATATGTTGCCCATGCCCTGGAAACCTTTAATCTGTTTTAATAGGTTAGCGGCATTTGAAGGTGAAAAGAAGGAAATGCGATCTTCAATAAAACCAAATATGTTGCCTAAAACACCTGCGCCTGGAATCTTGCCTAATTCTCTAATTAGATATGCTGTTGCCGTAATGTTGTTGGCAATAGCATCTCCAAATCCTTTCATTTTCTTTGTCGCACTTTCAATGGAATTATCGGCTGACAACATCTCTAATGCGGTTATCAAAGACACGCCAATTGTTTCCGTTGCGTTGGATGCAGCTACATTTAGCAAGTTCATCTTGCCTTCAAAGCCTTCAACTGAAGCTGCGCCTTGGCCTGCAAATTGCTGCGAAAGGATTGTTACAACTTGATTAAAATCCATCGCCTTTAACTCGGCATCTGTGTAAGCCAAGTTCAAAGTCTTTAAGCCTTTAGTATTTCCTAAAAATGCTTTTGTCAGGATGTCAACAACTGAGTTGATGTCTTTGCCTGAGCCAGCAGACACGTCAAACGCAAGACCTAGCAATTCCTGTGAACGGCGAACTGATCCTGTTATCTGTGCTAATTGTGCAAACGCAGGTCTAAGCTCATCATCTAATATGCCTGTTTGTTCTTGCAATCTTTGTATAAATTGTTCAACATCTACTTTAGCGTAAGCCAAGCCAACATTGTTAAGCGATACCGCCAAAAGTCTTTGTGATTTAATGTCTGCATTAGCAGCAGATATGGCTTTCTTGCTATAAGCGGTTATAGCAGCAGCGCTTAGCGATACGCCTATTACGCGACCTAATGACTTGGCGCTTTTCTCTAGTTTGCCAAACGCTTTATCTGCCTCGGTAAATCCCTTTTTTTGGAATTGTCCAATGATATTAATTAGAATATCTGAAGAAGCCATTACGCCACCAATTTCTTGCTCTTGTCAATTTCGCGGCCTACTTGCACATTTGCAACGTCTATGGCTTTCATAATGGCGTCTAGGGCTTTGCCTCGGTTGCGCCAATATGCTGCAAACAATAAACGGCCTGTGGTCTTTTGTCCTTGCCCTTTGTAATCTTTTAATCCACCAATGTCATTCATAGCGCCAATAAATATGCGACCAGCATTAGGGTTATTTGATTCGCTGCGTGATGACCCTGAAGGGTTTGCTCTACCAGCAGTTTCAATTATCGCGCCTGCTGCTGATCTATTAAACAAAGTAAACATGGAAACAAAACCAGTTTTGTCTTGCCTGTTTTTTGCTAAAGAATAAGTCAAGCCTTTTTTGATTAGGCTAGGATTGTAACTAGGAAATGCCCTAGCCCTGCCTGTTCGGCTTTTGCGTTCTCTACCTGTATCTTTCCAGTTATACAAATTGCCAGGTGGACTATTTGGCACTTTACTTTTAGCATCATTAACAATGGGTTTTAGTTCTGCCCTAACTTTAGTATCAAACTCTTTGAGCAGGTTAGTATCGTAATTACGCAAAGCTTTTCTAAGCCCTACGATTCCTTCTACTACGACTGGCATTTTCTCGCTCTCTTACCTGCTGCTTCAAGACTTCATAAAAAGCCTTTAGCAAGTCTGTGTCCATATTAATAAACTCGCTAGGCGCAATTCCTGTGTGAATGCTCAGTTGAGCAATCCTATATGTAAAGGAATCGCGCGTTAGCCATTTGGGGAATCGTCTGCCACCACATCTACCGCAGCTAAAGTATCAAGAAACGCTGCGCCAAAAGGTTTGACGTCAGGCGCATCTGCGCGGCGTAGACATTCCCATGCAAGCCAATAGATATGTTCTTGCTTCTCATCCTCGCGAAAAGCTTTGTGAAAACCTTTGCGGAACTGCTGCTCAAAAGCATATTCAACAGATGGCGTTAAAGAGTGTGTGCTCTTAGTTCCATCAGCCCTTGTTACTATTATTCTTGCCATGTTGCCCCTTTGTTAAATTAGAACGTGCCTGTGTCGGCTACTGTTACTACTGAGTTTACAGTAAATGTGATGTCCTGTGTTGACATATCGCCGACACCGCCGTTAATTGGTGTTAGATTGTTGACCAACAGATCGCCACTAAACAGCTTGTTTGTCGCTGATACTGCTGAATTTTTGTCTTGCAATAACTTCCAAGCAACAGTTGTGCCATAAGCATCTGACAATGTATCAAGCACGGAAGCAGCAGCTTGGTCATTCAAAAATGACACAGTAAGGGTAGCTGATTCTAAGCCTTTTACAAATTTGTGTGCAGCATCGCCCATCGCGCTGACCTCAAGTTCGTCAAAGGTTTGATTTAGCGTTACGGATGTTACATGATCCGATAAATCCACGGATGCAATTTTTACTCCGACTTTGTTATTAAGCGTGATTGCCACGGGTTACTCCTCATCTTTCTTTGTTGGTTTTGGTTCTTTCTTTTCTGCGCTAGGGGTAACCTGACCAATCTTGATCAGAAAAGCCTCACGCTCTTTGTCATTATCAGCCATTGTGTTAACTCCAATCGGATAGAACGCTGATTGATACTTCACCAGACAGCAGATCGCCTGCTGTTCCAGTTAAGACTGCTGGGGCGCTGAAAGTGCCAATTGTATATGCAATTGATGATGCTTCCAGCTTGTTTACTATATTAAGATAATAATCTTCAATGTTAATTAGGTTGCCTTGGTTATCAAACATAGGTGCTAACACTATCAGCTTAAAATTAACCTTAGGCTTAATTGCTTTGTAATGGTCGTTGCTTGGCTCAATATATGGATCACCAGGTTGCACCACAATGCTGTTAGCAAGCGGTGTGGCAGGTGGGAAGGAAAACACCTGCCACGCCGTATTGTCAGTTAGCGCAGTTGCGATTGTTCCCCGTAGGGTAGAGATTGCTGACATTATCCTACTTGACCGCCTGGCGCTAAGTGATCCGCAAGTAAACCGCGAACACGTGCCATTAGTGTGTTGCCCATACGATACGGCGATGGTTGAAAGTCTGGTGAAATGCCCCCAGCGTTTGAAGCTTGGCGAGCCTGCCAAATGTCAACTGCCACCATAAGCGATGCAAGGTTGACTTCAGCTAAAGTTGCATAATCTATTGATTGTGTGCCATAAACGCGACCCCATGGGGCTATTGTGTGATATTCGCGTGTAGTAATCTGAGCATCAACAAACTCTAGCCAATTTCTTCCAACATCGGTTATTGTTTGTGAGCCATTGAAATGCTGGCGAACATTCTCAACAGTAATGGTATCGCCAGTTAAAAATTGATTAACGTTTTCATAAATATAAATGCGCCCAGTAGTTCCTGTGGCTTCCAATGCAAACACGGCTTGCGTGTTGAACCACAACTTGCTTTTAACAATATCTTCAGCAGCTTGACAGCATTCTTCCACTACTGCTGAGCTGTATAAAGCACCAATGCCAAGAGCAGAACGCAGTTCGGCTTCAGTTACGTATGTTGCAGGCATTGTCTTTCCTTTCTAATGTTAGCCCTGGCGCAAGGGCTGTGCGCCAGGGTAACTCTACGATCTATTAGTTAGATCAGGACTTGTTGAACCAGTTAGCTCCAGCCGCAACCTTGGTTGCAAGTGCGCCAAAGCCATAGTAGCCAAGATCAACAGTTCCATCGCTATTCACGTTAGTGCGTAGCTGGAATCGTGGTGATTCATACCATGTGTAGGATTCAGGATTGATAACTGCCATTGAGTAATCAGCAGTTCCATCGCCACCTGAACCAGTAAAGTTACGTGATACGTATAGGTCAAGACCTGCAACGCTTCCACGTAGGCTCTGTGGTGAAACAACACCGCCAGCATTCTGTGGCTGTGCAGCATTGTAAATTGGTCGGCCTGAATCGTTGTAGCTCATGATGTTAGCCCATTGATCTGGGGTAACAAGAAGGTTACGTGCAAAGCCAAGTGATGCTGTGTAAACAGCAGCAGCGCCAGAAGCAATATACTCAAGCAAACCTGTTGCGCTGTTTGCTTTTGCTGTTGCGTTTAGAGTTCCTGCTGCTTGAATTGCAGTAGCAACAAAAGAATCTGTGTCTTTTGCGTAAGCAAACTCCATTTGGCGAACAAGCTCATCAAAGAAGGTCGGAGAGCTGCGCTCAATGAGCTCAACTGTGGTGATAGAACGGCCTTTGAATGGCTTGACGTTTACTGTGATATAAGAAGCTGTTAGTTGTGATTCAGTAACAGTTTGATTCTCGTTAATCTGATCAACAGTTGGGACAGCAGTAATCTTAGGGATTTCAAAGGACATGCCAGCGTCAGGCAAAGTCCCACGACTAATCGCATCAATTACACCGCGATCAGCATTAGATAGCGGGTTCACAATTTGTGTGAGCTGGCGTGTAGGAATCATTCCAGGTGCTGTTGATGTTTCGTTATCGGCAGCGCGAACATACATCGCTGCATCTTCATCGCCAAGGAACTTTGCACGTAGAGTGTTTTCTAGGTATTTAGCCTTAGTAAACTCTAAACGTGGCTTGGCATAAATTGGTGCTGTAACTGTTGGGCGCGAAGCTTCCACCGCAGGGGCTTCAACCTCAGGCGCAACGGCTACGGCGTTTGTTGTGTCTTCCACAACGGCCTCGCTTTCGTTTTGGGTTGTT